CCGGAGAGATTCCCGGTGATGTTGCCGGTCAGGTTGAACACCTGCGCGCCGGCGAGCTGGCGCGTCGTCGTCGCCCAGACCTTGTCCGCGGCCGCCTGAGAGAACTCACTGGCGCCGATCGCGTCGGCGGCGATCGCCGCCGACGTGATGGCGGCGGATCCGAAGACGCCGGCGGCGAGGGCGCCGGCGGCGAAGGCGTCGGCGCTGAGGCAGCCGGTGGCGAGCGAGGCCGCGGTGACGGCGTCGTCGGCGAAGGCGGCCGCCGTGATGGCGTCGTCGTCGATCGTGGCCGCGGTGATCGAATCGTCGGCAAGGAAATACCCCGCCTTGTCGTTGTTGACGGCCACCGTGACGCCGGCGGCCTGAAGGCTCACGCCGGTGAGCTGCACGGCCACGTTCGCCTGCACCAGGCTCGCGGCGCCGTGGATCGTCAGCGACAGTCGGCGGGGAGTGCCCGCGGCGGCCAGGAGCGCGTCGTCGAGCTGGAGTTCATACCAGCCCGGCATCGCGGCGGCGCTGATTTCGCGGAACCGGATCTTGCCCGCGGAGGGAGCGACGTACGTGCCGATCGTGGTGATGGCTTCGATGTCCCCCGCGGCCGCGGTGTACGCCGCCGCGGATGTTTCGCCGGTGCGCATGGCGGCGATGACCAGGCCGCTGCTCGCCTCCGTGAGCCCGGCGAGGCCTTCACCGCCGGCGTCCGCCAGGAAGGCGTGGAGGATGACCGACGTAGCGCCCCGCTCGATCGTGTACTGCTGGTTCATATCAGACTTCCCGGCGACTCAAGCGGAGTCAACGCCGCAACGACGGCGTCACGCACCGATTCTCGGATGGAGGCCAAGTCCGAATCGCTAGGAATGGCGGCAGCCTGATTCAGAGCGACGTCGAGATTGACAGAAATGAGTGATTTGCCTGAGCGTTCACAAACAATCGACGCGGAAAGAGAAAGGCCGCGAGAACTCTGCTCTGAGCCGTCAGCAGGTGGATCAACCTGGTTCATTGCGTAAGTCTCCTCGCCTCGTCACGCAGTGAGGCGTTGTTCCTGAGCTGGTTGTGGTACATGCGTCCGATCGCCTGCTCGATCGCCGCCAGCGACCTCTGGTCGATCGAAGTCTGGCCGCTGGGAAGCTGCTGTCCGTTGACGTAGAAGTTGTTGACGATCGTGACGCCCCCTCCGGCGCCTCCGCCCCCGATCGCGGGCGGCACCGGGCCGCCGTCGTTGAACGCTTTCAAGCGACCAGCGCCGGCACGACGCGTGGCCTCCGGGGTGAGCACGAACTCTTCGGGTCGAAGGCCGGCGAGCACGCTGTCGCGGCCGCGATCGCGGCCCGGCACCAGACCCCCGTCGGCGAAAGGGAGCAGGCCGAATTCGGTCTGTGGACTGTCGATGACGGATGCGCCTGCTGGAGCGGCGGCACCGCCTACGAGTGCGCCGCCGATTCCGGCTACGAGCCTGAGCACCAGCATTTGCGTGATGAGCTGCGACACGCCGCGCAGAGTGGAGGAGAAGAACTCGCGGAAGTAGCTTCCAAGGTTCCGCACGTCGCCGGCCGCGTTGACAAGCGCCGTGGACAGATTCCCGCTGATGGTGTTCGCGATCCCGCCGTAGATCTGCTGACCTTGGACGAACAGATTCTGCATGCTGTCGTTCAGATCATCGGCGGCTTTGCTGAGACCGCCAAAGAAGCTGTCGGAGTAGGATCGAACGTTAAACTGCTGAATCTCGTTTTTTCCCGCCCGAAGCCGAGCGATGACCGTATCGATCTTCGCGGCTGATCGATCCCATGCTTCCCCCCAACCGAGAACCGCGTCACTGCTCACCTCCAGAGCGTCCATAGCGGTCGATATTTCCTGACTGGTCGCGTCGAGTTCCGTCTTGAACTGACTGAAGTAATCCTCTTGATATGATCTTTTAAATGCACTCGAAAACTCCTTCGCATAATCTCTTCTAAGCGAAACCTCGGATTGGACTAGAGCATCAATTCTTTTGTTAGATATGTCAATTTGACTTTGAAACAGATCGCCTACTGTGTCGCCGAACATCAGTCGTATGTCTTCTGTAATATTAATAAGCGACTGGTTATATGCTCTTCCAAGCCATATTCCCAGCTTCGGACCAAGTTGGATAATCCATTGACCCAGACGTGTATCAACGCCCGTAAAGATCAAGTCGAGCACATTTGAAGTTGCTACTAAAGCAAGTCGTCCCACGCCGCCGATGCCCACGCGCACGACTTCGCCCACATCCTCGAACATCGCTATGAGCCGCTGGCTTGCCGCGTCGCCTTCTTCCCCGCCTGTGAACGACTGCCGCAGCTCTCGCATGAAGTTGCCTGACACTTCCGGAAGGATGGAGAGGACCCGAGCCAGCCTGACGCCCAGATCGGTGATCGTCGGTCCGATGTTCTCAAACACCTGGATCTTGAGTCCGAGCCACGCTTCCTGGACTCCCTTGACCGCTTGTCGATAGTCCTGAGCGATCCTGACTTGTTGGGGGGTGAACACATTCGGCAGCGCCGCCGCTTCCGCACGCAGGCGGGCGATTCGCTCAAAGCCCAGGTTCAGCACCTGGAGAATGTCGTCATCGGCTTTGCCGAACAACCCGCTCAGAACATCAAGGCGGGATGCGTTGTCGGGCAGGCGTTCAATCTGCGCGGCCAGATCCGGCAGAATATCGACGATGTTCCGCATTTCGCCGTTGGCGTCGCGGAGCGGGATCCGGAGCCGCTTCAGCGATTCGGCCGCGGCCCCTCCGCCCGTGCGGGCGAAGACGCCCAGTTCCCCTTGTGCTTTGTCGATCGCCCTGGCGAAGGTGCCAATGTCGACGCCGGCGGCGTTCCCGATGACGCGGAGTTCCTTGAGCTGCTCCACCGGAATCTCGAACCGCCGGGCGATGTCGCCGACCTCATTCAGCTTCTCCGCGGCCTCGCCGAAGGATTGCGCGACGCCGCCGATCAGCCTCCCGGCTACCAACGTCTGAACGATGCCCGTCACCGACGTGAAGTGCTTGAAAAGGCGAGAGAGACTTCCCTCGGCCTTCGCGGCGCTCTTGAGGGTCTGTTCCCCAAAATTGACAACGACGACTGTGGCGGCCCGCATCGGCGCGGACAATCCATCGGTGCCCTTTATCACGATCTGGAGTTGCTTGGTTGCCATTTCAGTGAAGCCTCATTAAGAGCATGGTCAAAGAGCAGGACAGAATCCGCAAAGGTCGGGTCCCAGCCATCCCCCGTTGCGCCGAGCATGCAGAGCGCATCATGGGGGCCGTACTTCTCAACGAGCGCCCACGCCCTCAGGAACTCGCCCACCGATCGCAGCACGTCGTCCGAAAGTTCATCCCTCTCCGGCTCGGCGTGTATCCAACCTTCGCCCCGGCACGCCGCACAGGGAGTGGTGTCACCACCAAGCCGTGCGATCCTCCCCCCGCATTCCTGACACTCACTAGGCCGCGCCGGAGGGGGCGGAGACTCGCCCGCCGCCTGCCTTCGCGAAAGCTCCCGCCGGTACGCGAGCCACGACGCGGCCTTTCTCAGTTTCCCTCTGTGACGTCCTTCTGGGCGCTGGTCACACCCGCGGAAATGTTCACGATGCTGTCCCGATCGCTCTGCGAGAGTGCTTCAAAGAACTCATCGTCAGCGATCTGGCCCAGCAACGGATGCTGGAACTTGTAAAACTCCACGGCTTGCTTCGAAGCCATGTGGATCATCCCCTCAATCGATACCACCGTCGCGCGGCACATCCATCGACGGAAATTGAGAGAGTCCACCACGGACATTTGGGTGGGATTGTCGATCTGCGCGGCTCGACACACGTCGAGGATGCGACCCTCGCCGGCTCGCTTCACGTAGGCCCGGCCTCCGTGCTCGAGATTCACCACCTCCAACTTCGCGGTCGTCCTGACCATTTCACTCGCCATGACAAAAACCCCTTCCTCAGTCGCCCATCCCGCCGCCCCGCCAAAGGTCCCCCCGCCGATTCAGATGAAGACGTGCGCGACGATCAGCTCGTCGTCGTCGGTTCCGTTCCAGAGCAACTCCATCGACAGGTTGTCGATGACGATGCCGTTGCGGTCTCCCATCCCCAGGTCCTCGACGCTTTGCAGTTGCGGCCCGATGAAGACGGCCGTGCCCGCGGCGTCGCCGGCCAGAAGCCGCCCGGCCTGCACGTACAGCCGCTCCGTCGTGCTCCCCGCCGCCCGATTGAGCCAGCTCCTGGTCGCCACCGGCGGATGCTCCGGGTCGCAGGTGACCTTCACGTTGCGGTCGGTGATGCACGTGGCCATGTATCCGCTGTCCGCGACGCTGCCGATGTTCACGTTCGGGCGGAGCGTGAGCGTGTTCTCGACCTTGACGCTGAGCTGCGTGAACACCGGCGAGTAGTCGTCGAAGAGCACCGGGAACGACTTGCCCATCACGGGCGTGACCGTGATCGGCTGAATGCCCGTGATGAAGCCCGCGGCCGGGTACTCCTCGTCCGGCAGATCCAGCGGGCCGTTGAACTCGAACATCATCAGCACCGGCGCGTTGTGGGCAATGCTGAACTCGACCATGCCGCGGGCGCCCGGGCTGCGGAAGATGTTCTGGCCATCGCGTACTTCGACGGTCGCCGACGCCGGCGTGATCGCCGCGGTCTCGCTCTGAAGGCGAAATCCCCAGCCGGCGTTCGCGGGCGCGGAATCGACGGCCGCGGATGCTTGCGAGACCTGGTAGTTGTACAACGTGTCGGTGTTCGCGAAGGCGCCGGTCAGCGGGATATAGACAGCCCGATCCGGCGTCCCGGGCGCGATGCAGATGAGGATGCCCGTCTTCGTCGCCGATGCGAGCACGGCGTTATCGCCGATCACATCCCCAGGGATGAACACGCCGCCCGAGACCGAGCCGATGTCCACAACCTTTAACTGCGACTTCACGAAGCCGCAAGCCTCGATCGCGTCGTGCCAGGGGGATGCGACGCTCGCGGTCCCGCCGGCCAGCTCGACCGTCGCCTTGAGCGTTACGGATCGCACGGCTCTCAGGGCCTTGTCCTTCGACAGGCTCGCACGCATGAGTTCCCGTCGGTAGGACGGGATCGCCGATGCGGGCGGCTCGACGGCCTTGAAGTTCAAGCTGTAGTTCGCCGCGGCGAGCGTTTCGGCGACGCCCTCCACGGCCTCTTTCTTGATCCCAAACTGGCGCTGTCTGCTCAGAATCTTCGTCATGGTTCGGTCCCTTCCGTGGCCGCCTGGCGGCCGCCCTCAAACTTCCTCGAGCACGATTTCGAGCCTCGCCCCCAGCCCGCCCGCCCCGCGCGTCAGAGTGAACTCGCCGTCGACGCCGGCGTTGAGCACTCGCCACCTCGGGGCGGTGTCCACGCTCCCGGGGGCGTCGTCGACCGGATGCCGCCAGCGCGTCCAGTTCGCGCCGCCGCGGGTCCGCATGATCGCTTGGCGTACCCGCTCACACTCGGCAGCCCGCGCGGGGAACACCGTGATGCGGTACGCGCGCACGACGCGGTCGTGCGTTCGGCGCGTCTCGCGGCGGGGGCCGTCGCTGGCGAGCACCGACCCCGTGGGCGCGGCGCGATCGATCCGGACGAGCGGCCAGTCGGGCGTAAGCGCGGGAGTACCGTCCTGATTCAGGAGGGGGTTCTGCGTGTTGAGCCCAGCCATTTCCGGCACGTGCAGATCTCCAGTTACGCCGTCACGCTCGGGTCCGTCGCCTGGTGCGCGTAGTGCACCACGAAGGCGTGCTCGGTCACTTCCGTTCCCATCCTGTCGTCGATGTACACCCCGCCGCCGCCGAGCGGATGCGTGGATCTGGCGGTCGGACCGTCGGCGTCCACCCAGCGGCCCGGGTCCGTGTCAGGCCCCATGTAGAGCAGGTACAGCGCCGCATGGATGTCGCTGGCGACTTCGTCCGCGGAGAGCCGCTCCGGACCGTCCGGCGATCGGAGGGGCAGGGGGCTGGGAAGGTGGACATAGAGCCCGATCGGCAGTTCCCACCGCTGCACGGTCAGCGTGTCGCTGGCGTCCCCCTCCGGATCGTCGTGCGCCACCAACACTTCAACGGCGAACTTCCCCCCCCGAGTCTGCGCGACGACGGCTTCCTCAAGCCCTTCCGGGGTAAGACCGGGCCGGATGACGGCTCCCACATTCGGCACAGCCCCGACGGCCGCGACGATGGCGTTCAGCAGGCGAGTGCGGACGGTCATGAACGGCCTCCCGGAGGAGCGAGGGCGAATTTGCGGACCTGCGACGCGACAGCCGCGGCGGCCCGGCGAGCCTCGGCGTGCTTGCCGGGGTTCTCGCCGAGGAAGCGGGCCATCTCGGATCTGGCCGCGGCCCGACCCGCCGCGTCAGCGTTGAGCTTCCGCTCGATCCTGGCCCGTCCCGCCTCGGTGAGCACCAGGTCAAGGTCTCGGTCGTAGCGCGGCAGCACCTTCGCCATCACCAGGTCCCACTGGGCGTAGTAGGACAGGAGCCGCCGCTGGCGCCGCCGCATATGCAGCATGCCCCAGAGCACCGACTTTGCTCCCAGCCTCGCCTGGCCGCGGCCCTTGGTCTCTTCGACGAGGCGGCCGCCGGAGATCATCTTGAGCTTGCCGGCGGCCAGGAGCTGCCGGAACCTCGTCGGCCGCATGAACGGGATGGCCATCGGGGATGAAGCCTTGATCTCGGCTCCCTCTTCGAGGTTCTTGAGGAACCCGCCCCACTCGGTCTGGCCGCTCAATCCGACGCCGAAGCCCTCGCCGGCGGTCTGCTCGATCGTCTCGGCCTTGAGACTCCGCACCTGGCGGCGGAGATTGACCGCGAGCATTTTCTGAGCCTTCCGCCGGCCGGGAAGCCCGTGATGCTTCAGGACGCTGGAGCGGTGATAGGAGAGCGTGTCGAAGTTCCGTTCCGCCAGGGCGCGGATGGCGATCGCGGGCATGTACCCCAGCGTGCCGAGCACGTTGGAGATCTGCATACTCACGTCGAGCGGCTTGGCGTTCGCGGCCGTCATAGTGCGGCCTCCGCGGTCCAGACGCCCTCGACGAACCGCGGCTTGGCCGCGACACGCAGGAGCACCCCGGCCTCCGCGTGGGGCCGTCCTACCGACTTGCCGGGTACGAGGAACGTGTCGCCGATGCACAGCGCGACAACCTTCCGGCCGACAAGGGGCGATCCGGAGACGGCGTCATCGGGTGAGAGGCCCGCGACCTGAACGAAGACGATCCGCCGTTCGTGGGTGTTGCCCACGCCGCTGGCGGCGCTCCCGCCGGCGGAACGGGCGAACCTGCTCCCGCCGGCCTGCATATTCGGCTCGGCGCTCACGACCAGGTCCACTTCGCCGGCGACGACGCCGGCGGCGGTGGTGTACTCCGCCTGCACTGCGTGCTCGGCCAGCAGCGCGGCGCCGTCGGCGGCGGCCTGCTGTGAGAATGCGGAAATGTTCTGCGTTGGGAGCGGCATGGTGGAAGAAAAGCAGCGGACGGGGCGGACTCCGAAGAGCCCGCCCCGCCGCCTCGGGGGGGGATATCTGGACTAGATGTGCGCGATGATGCAGATGATGTCGCCGGCGTCGACCTGCACGCCGGCCGCGACGCCGTCGACACGGACGGTGCCCGCGGTGGGGAACGAGACGACGAACCCGGCCTTGGCCACGCCGGTGCTGGACGTGAGGACCATCACGCTCAGGCCCACGGGGTCGACGCCGAAGCCGGTCACAAAGTCAACGCGGCCGTTGGTGCTGTTCGCCGCCGCCTCGCCGGAGGTCACGAGGTGTTTTTCGGCGAACGTCCGCGAGAACAGCGGCTCCAGGCGGACGACGACGCCAGTGTCGTTGGTGGCGGCCGCCTCGACCACGACGCCGCCGCGCTGTGTGGCGCTGGTCAGCGTCCAGGCAACGACCTTCGTGCCGTCCCAGGTCCACGCCTGGCCCTGCGCCAGCGTGTAGCCGGTGCCCTTGGTGAGGCGGAACTCACCGTGGACGAGCACCGCTCCGCTCGCGCCGTTGGCGATGTTGACCGCGGCGATGCCGAGCCCGTTGAGCAGGGTGATGACAGAGTCGACGAGAACGGTTGAACCGGTGCTGTTGGTCCAGAGCACCGACTCGTCCGATGTTGGAAAACCTCTCTTGATGCTTCGCATGATGCAAACTCACTTGTGTGAGGGGTGATGTGTTGATGACGCGTGTGTAGGCCCCCGCCGTTTCGTGCTGTGAAGCCGCGGCCGGATCAGCCGGCGTTGGTCAATGTGCCTTCGTGCTGAACCGCGGAGGCGCCCATGCCGAGCAGGGTGGCTTGCCACTCCGCCGTCATCGGGTCATTGAGAGGCAGCTCGACGATGTCGGGGGTCTGCTTGCCGTCGAGGAAGCGGACCTCGATCGCGGGCGCGACCCGAGGATCGGCGAACCAGTAGCGACGTGTGCCGGTGAGCTTGGGAGTCGCGACAACTTTGAATCGCCCGCGGAGGGTGTTTCTCTGCGTCGCGGCGCTGGGCGTCGCGAGCGCGGCCGGAACGTTCTCCTGCATGGCGATGTCCATCGCCACGGGCTCCAGGTCCACGGGCACCAGGAGCAGCGCGGGTTCGATGTCGATGAACGGTGCGCTCGGCCCGAAGTCCTTCTTCTTGCGGAACTGGACGACATCGGCCCAGGCGGCGGCGTAGGACAAGGCGGCCTGCGTTGTGATGTTGAGGTGGTTCGCGTGGTACAGCGTGGAGCCGTCGCTCATCGTCGGACCGAGGCCGGCGTTGACGCCCAGCAGGTTCAGCACCTTCGTGTCGGGGATGCGGGCATTCGATTCACCGATCATCTGAAGGCGCTGCGAGAACGCGCCGAGGTCGTCGTTGCGCATCGCCTGATACGTCAGGCCGATGCGCAGGCCCATCGCTCCGACGTTGATCGACACCTGCCGCTCGTTGAAAGTGGTGTGCTGAGGAGTCCGGCCCTCAGGGAGGTCCTGGAACTCGCCGATGGAGCTGATCATCACCAGGGGCGCGTCCTTGTAGTCGGTCGCGACGCCGAGCCGGCAGACATCCTGCCAGAACGTCTTCACCTCCTGGAACCGTGCCAGCAGCGTCTTGTTGGCGACGTTGGCCATCAGCAGCGGGAAGTCACTGGACGTATGGAACGCCGCCATCATGAACCGCTGGGGGCTGGAACGACTCAGCGTGTGCGCCGCCTCAGCCGTCATGCCGCCGCCCGCGGCGATCGCCCGGCTCGCGATGTCCATGATGCTGAACGACCGGAGGCCCGAGGACTCCGCGTCGGCCAAGGCCTTGCAAGCCGCTTCGGGCGAGTCGTAGCCCATCGCCCGCGCGATGTGGCGGCGGCGCGGATGATCCCCGTCGAGCGTGCCGACGATCCCGGGCATGGTGCGGTGCATGAGCGCCGCCGACAGTCCGCCGATCCGCTTGTCCCTGGCGTCGGCGGTGACGGCCACCTGCGAGCTGTGGAAGCTCCCCTGCCCGCCGTGGCCGTGCGGGGTGGCGACATGACCTGTCGGGGGCGTGCGCTCCATCATGAGGCTCACCGCCCTTTCCGAGAACGCCTCGGGCGTGCAGCTCGCGTCGTTCTGGCACTCTTCGGAGAGCTTCGCGATCGCGGCGTCGCCGCTGAACGCGAACGCCCGCGATGCGATGCCGTCCCGCCGGGCCTTGTCGGCTTTCAGAATGTCCGCTCGCTGCTGCGGCGTGACGCCCGGGAGAGGCGGCTTGTCGCCGCCGCCGCCCGCGGCGCCCGTCGCGACCACCGTTCCACCGCCGCCGCCGTCGGCTCCGTCCGCCGTCCGTCTGATTCCATGCACTGACATGTCGCCTTCTCCTGGTGAGGATGCCCCGCTCTGGCTAGAGCGGGCATCGCGCCCGCCGACCCGTTGCGGCTGATTTGTGTACCCCTTTTCCATCGCGGCGATCAGCGCGTACACATCGCTCACCACCGCATCCGCCAGCCCGTTATCGACCGCCTGCGATCCGACATACCCGCGCGAGTTCGTCCGCCAGCCCGCCACCTTTTCCGCCGAGGCCCCCCGCCCGCGAGCCAGGGCCGCATCGAACTGGGCGCCGTACGCGTCGATCTCCGACTGGAGCTTCCGGCGGTCGGCGTCGCTCATGGCGCGATAGGGCGAACCGATGTCCTTCCCGTCGTGGCTCTTGATCGTGTTGACCGTGAAGCCCATGTCCGCGATGAACTTCGATGCGTCGACGTAGTGGCAGATCGTGCCGATGCTCCCGATCCACCCCCCGGGCGTGGTGAAGAGCTTGTCGGCCTGAGAACCGATGTACAGCGCGGCCGATGCCGCGAGCGAGTCGGCGATGGCGACGACCTGCTTACCGGTCCCGCCGGCCGCCGCCTTCGCCTGCCGCGCCGCGAAGAGGGAGAGGGCGAGCTGCTCCACGGCCATGGCGTCGCCGCCCGGCGAGTTGATCCGGAGCACGACGCCCCTCACGCTCTCGTCGGCCAACGCCGCGGCGGACTGGCGGCGGATCATGTCGTAGGAGGTGCCGACGCGGCGGCCCCTCCAATCGGTCACGTCCGCGTCCGTCTGATCCAGGACGCCCCAGATGTCGATGATCGAGGTGCCGCCGATCTGAACGAACGGCTTTCCAGCGCTCGGTGCCAGGAGTGAAGCGACCGGGACGCCGCCCATCGCGCTGGCCGCCTGCTCCCGGTCGATCGGCGCTGGAGCCGCGGCGCCGATCGCCGCGACGACGGCGTCGTCTTCAACCGATTTGCCGCTCAGAGCCTGAGCGGCGAGCATGCACAGCGCGCCGAACTTCGTCGACTCCATCATCCAGACGCGGCTGAGCAACTTCGCCAGGAACTCGTTCAAGCGTCACTCCCTTCGTTCGTGTCCTTCTCCGCGTCCTCGCCGTCCCCCCCTCCGCCCTGGCCGTCCTGGCCTCCGTCGCCTTCCGTGGCTCCGCTGTCCTGACCCGTGCCGGTGTCGCCGCTTCCCCCCGAGGACTTTCCTGATGAAGTCGCCACGGCCAGGTCCGCCGCGGTGATGCCGGCCTTTTCCATTTCGACCTTGAGCCGCTGAGCGAACTTCACCCGCTCGGCGATGACGCGCTTCCAGTTCCTTCCGTCCTCCTGGACCGCATCGATCGGGCTCCTGACGCCGACGCCGATGTCGGTCGCCCGGGCGGTGCTCTCGGCTTTGGGATCGATGTAGCCCGCGGCCGGGTAGCCCGGTGTGACTTTGAACAGCCGTTCAAGCCCGATGGGACCGGAGAAGCGACGCACCTGCTCGGGCGAAAGCACAATCAGCCGCGTGAGGATGCCCCACATAATCACGCGTCTGCGCCACGGCTCGGTATGACGCTCGAAGACCAGCCGCTGGAGAGGGAGGTACCCGCTGCGTGCGTCGAGCTTTTCGCCGCGCATCGAGGCGTAGGACGTATCGCTGGCGTCGCCCGAGTACGTCGAGTAGGGGAGGCCGAGCCCGCGGCTCGTGCGCCGCTGGAGCACCTTGCCGGTCGACTCGAAAGTCGGACCGGGAAGCGTCGCCGCGGCGATCTTCAGACCGCCGTTGGGACGCACGAACCCGACCGTCGAGCCCTCGATGCGCATCACCGGGTTGCCCATCGCATCGACCATCAGGGCGTACGATCCGTCGGGCTGCTTGAACAGCCGGTCGTCCGGGGTCTCGAAGAACAGTCCCAGCGAAGCGGCGATCCTCGCCTGGTCGATGCAGACTTCCTGAAACTGCTGCTCCGTGCGGATGGTCCCCATCACGCTGATCGCCTGCGGAAGGCCGCGGAGCTGCCCGATCCGCCGCCATTCATGGACCAGCTCGGCGTTCTCGACCGGGATTCGGACAAGATCGTCGCCGCCGAGGGAGCCGCCGAACGAGCCGGCGCCCCATGACGCGCCGAACGATCCCCAGCCGCCGTCCTTGGGGTGGAAGCGAAGCACGTGATACGCGGCCACGGCGCCGTCGTCGTCGAACTCAATGCCCTGCCGCACTTCGTGGCCGGCTCCCTCTTTTCCTTTCGGGACGACGCCGGCCAGGTCGAGCGGCAGACGCTCAAACTCGATCAGCTCGATCGCGGGCATAGCCGGGTAGCCCCGCCACGCTTTCACCGTGGGATAGTGCACGAGCACGGTGCCAGCGATGTCGAGTTCCCGCTGAAAGAGCCGCTGGTCGTCCGCAAGCGACCGATTCCGCTGCGTGTCCACCCGCCGCGCGGCCCACTCGATCAGTTCAGCGAGCTGCTCGTCAAGATCGGGGTAGCCGGTGTCCGGCTCCAGGTCGTCGATCCCGATCCCGACCACGTTGTTGACGCGGCTCTTGATCGCCCCGTCGACCAGCTCGTTGTTGTCAACCAGGTCGCGGGACCGACGCACCGCCAGGTCAAGACCCTGTTCGGCCAGGGCGTTCACGCCGAGGCCTCGGGGGATGAAGTCAGGATCCCGCCGCGTCACCTGGCCCGCTTCGTAGCGTGAGAGAACCCGCATGCGTCCGCTGGGTTCCAGAACAACGAACTGCGGCCGGGACGACACCGCGCGGCGTGGTTCGCTTCCGCGCCCCGCGAGCACACCGACGGCCTGTCGCAGGCGTGCGATCAAGAGGGCCTCCCAAAGCCGATCGGAACGAATACGCCGCCGCGGGCGACGGCGGCTTCGGACGCCTGGACCTGGACGAGCAGGGAGCGCAGTTCGGCCAGGTTCGCCCGCGTGACGGAACGGCCGTCGGAGAGCGTGTAGCTCTGCCCCGCCGTCATGACCGCGCGGATCGCCTGCTCAACTTCGGTGCTGGTGATGGCCATAGTCCCATCCGTACCTGCACTTCCTCACGAAGTAAACCGACATTCCGAAAACATGTGCAGATTCTGTCCGAGGTCGGACAAAATCTGCACAGGAGGCCCGAACGTAGCCATTAGCCACGGTTGGCGGATTGAACCGGGGTAGCTTCCCCATCCGTGGCAAAGACACCGCCAACCCGTCGTCGAAGGCCCGACCGCCTAGCCATCGCTGTTTGGAACGCGATGACCGCGAAGGGTCTATCCATCACCGAGCTTTCCGGGATCGCCGACATGGGGCGCACGACGCTCTCGGCGTGGCTGCACGGCCGTCGTCCGCTCACCGTCGCCCAGTTCGAACGGCTCCTCAAGGCCCTCGGCGGCGGCCGCCTGGACGCGGCCTGTCGGGCCGTGGACGAACCCGGGCGCCGCTGAGGCTCGGACAGAATCAGGGCATCAGCTCTTCGGCTGACAGCGAGCCCATCTTGGGCCCGCTTCGGATCAACCGCTGAACCGTCTGGAAACTGTGACTGCACCCGGCGCACCGTCGGTAGCGGACACGACGATCTCCTCTCGCCTGGGATCCCCCCTCCGCGGGACAGCCGAAGTGCCCGCACCTCGGGCATTGCATCTGATCGGACCGCTTGGGCTCAACGACGAGCGGAGAGCCGGCCGCACTCTTCGCGTCAGCCTCGGCAAGGGCCTTCGCTTCCGCCTGGGCGCGCGTCTTCGCGGCGTCAGCAGCTTGGATCGGTGCAGCCCCCGCGGCCGAGTCGCCGCCGAGCGGGAGCGTTTCAGCGTGTGCGGCGGAGCCGCGTGGTTGGATTGCTGAGTCGGTTGCCGATTTCATGGAAAGTCGCCTTTCGTATCCCCTCCGCCCTTCCTGTTAAAGAGGTCTACGTTCGCTTGCCCCATTTAGGTGCGAGGATGCGGGGTGCATTTCGGTTATATGTATCAAAATCGTTGTTCAGCAGGTGAATGCGATCGAGTCCGCAACGGATCGCCGCCACCGCGTACGCATACACGATCGCCATCAACCAGTCGTCGCGGCGGTCCTTCGCCCGGTCCCACTCCATTTCGGTTTCTTGCCAGTTTGAATGCTGGCTCTTCTTCGGAGTCAGGAGTTGACTGGTCAGATGCGCTTCCAGATCAGGAGGAGCTTCGCACGCTAAGTGCAGGTTCCGCCCGCCGATACGTAACAAAGCCCGCTCCACCCATGAATGGCGGTGCAGGTCATACATATCGATCGCGCCAAGTTCGGGACGACTCGGATGACTCCTCTTGGCCTCGCCGCGGAGGATGAACGGGTTGTCGCGATTCAGTGTCGAGGAGGCGACGAACCGCACCGGGATCAGATCCACACGCGCGCTGGTCGCGTGGGCGTACACCGACTTGAACCGGCAGGTGTCCTTCACCTGACCGCTTTCGTAGCCGTCGTCGACGCCCACGTCGCGGAGCCCCATCACCTGGCCGTCGTCGAGCGCGGCGCTCATCCGTGCGAGCAATTCCACCCACGCGGCGAATCCGGAGACCTTGTGAAGAGCGACAAGGAAGTCGTGGCCGTTGGCCCCGAAGGCGATGCACGCCAGGTAGATCGTCGGATTGTGCCTCGGGGCCTGCACGTCGGCGCCCCCGCACAGGAACTGGACGCCGCGCGGGCCGCCGGGAAGGGTCGGCGTGCGCGTCGCCACCATGTCCCGCACCTGCTCGGCGTTCATCACCGCCCCGCCCTGCTCCGAATACTCCTCGCCGAGCTGCACGTTCACGAACGACTGCCGCTCCCGCTCGTTCGGGAGGGCGCAGTACTGCCTTGCGAACCACGCCACCGTCCGGTATGGATCGCAGAGACCGCTGACGGCCAGGCCCGCGTAGGGGCGCGCCGCGGCCTCGGCGGGCTCCAGGGCGGATTCACGCCGGCCCGAGCCGCCCGTCCGAACGTTCGCCGGCCATACCGCCGCTTGGCGCTGGGTGTCGGTGATGACCTGACGGCAGTGGGGGCACTCGAAAACCGCGCTCTCCGGATCGGGCTTCGCCTCCTCGCCCAGCGTCCGCAGGAACCGCACGCAGTTCCACCGTGGAGCGACCGCGACGCCGCAGTGCGGGCAGTCAAACACCCACCGCCCCTGGTCGGACAGGTCGTGCCACAGCCGATGAATGCCGACGCCCGCCTGGGTGGGGTGGGACCAGGCGGAGAACCAGGTGCGGCCGCGGAGCGCGCGGAAACGGCCCTGCACGAACGAGTACACGCCGCCGAACTTCGAAGGAAAGAGACGCTCGACCTGGTCGAACTCGTCGACGTCGATCTCCCGGTAGGTGCGGGATGAAACGTTCCCCGGCGATCCGGCGCCAGCGAAGTCCATGCGACCGCCTGGGATCGGCCGCTCCTGGAGGACCTCGCGGCGCTCTTCGCTCCCCTGCTGGAAGAGCCGATGGAGCGTGGGAACCGACTCGACAATGGGACCCCATGTTTCTGAGACGAAGTGCTTCGCCTGCGTGTCGACGTTGATCAGGTACAGGAACGGCCCCGGATCGCTGGCGCACTTGCACGCGCGGCGGACCAGCTTGGTGACCGAGAGCCCGATCTGCGCCGACTTCATCGTGATATCGCCGGCCTTTTCGGGGTTGTCCGCCTCGATGTCCAGGGCGCAGGCGGTCCACGGAAAGTGCTCGTTCGACCAGGGGCCGGGTCGTTCCGGCGAGATCTCTTCGGTCAGCACGACGTTGGCCGCGGCCCATGCGCTCGGGCGGACTCGTTCGCGAGGTCGTAAGGCCCTCGCCAGGGCGAGCAGCAGCCCCGCGTCGTGTCGATCCCACCCTCTGAAGATCTCCGCCGTCGCGATCACGCCGCATTTCTCCGTTCGTCCCCGTCGCCGGGTCCCCGGTCGCCGCCCTCTTCACCGACAGCTTTTCCTGTCGCCGAGCCCGCCAGTTCCGCCGCCGCCTGCTGAAGCTGGCCGACCATTCCCGCCAGGGTCTTGTCGGTCTCCTCCCGAATGCGGACGCCCAGCGCACGCGTCATGGCCTCGCGTCGAGCTGGTTCGAGGTCCTCCCCGAGCTGCGAGACCGCCGCGACGGCCAGATCGATGGAAGAGGCGGCGAGGGATTGACGGACGTACACGCCGACAGCCTCGAGGACGCTGACCAGACGGCCGCGGCTGACAAGCTCGCCGCGGCGGACTTCTTCCGCATGGCGCCGGTCCTCGTACAGGCGTTCTTCCCGGGACAACTCCGAGATCGCCTTGGTGAGCTGCTGGACCGCCTGGGGCGCGGACTCGGCCGTTGTCTGCCGCATCGCCTGGATGAGCGCCAGAACCTCTCGGCGTCCCTCTCGAAGCAAATGGCCCGCGTCCATCCGTTCCAGATCTTCATCGCTCACCCGCAACTGCTGGGGCTTGTAGGTCTGACCCCAGACCGGGTCGGCCTTCTCCCCTTCTTCCGCCTCGTCGGGCCTGAAGAGCGCCATCCGCGTCGTGTCGAGACCCTGAGCGGCGGCCCACGCACGCACCTCTGTGTCGCTGAACCAAAGCTCATTTCGCCCCTTACCGATCCGCTTCTCGCGGGTGTGCGGACACGGAGTGGGCGCCCGCCTGGTCCAGAGCTGCACGGTGCGGATCCCGACGCCGAGGCGGTCGGCGATCTCTTCGGTGCTGAGCCTTCGCTCGGGCGTGTCCTCGGCCATGCCGTCTACCTCCACCGCAGGTGCCGGCCGACGACGCCGGTGATGCCCGAGGAGCCGACGCGGGACATGACTCGAAGAACGCCGATCGCGGGCCCCTTGTCGAAGATGCTGACCATCGCCGGCCGACCGGTGCCGGTTCGGCCGTAACCGGTTTTCGGATACTTCATCAGGTCGGCGATGCCGCCGGTCAGTGCGAGTAACGCCTCCGATGTGTCGATCGCCGCATCGACGGGAAGGTACAGGCCGGAAGCGCCGAGCTGCTCGGCGCCGAAGGTGTACGTCGCTCGCCCGGCGTCAACGAGCTGGACGTACTGGCCCAGATTGGGGTCCTCTCCGCGAAGCACCAGGTAGAGGTCCTCGGCCCCCTGACGCCCGCCCCCGCCGTCGGTGGCGCCCACCATCGACAGCAGGAGCCGCGTGTGCTCGTTCACGCGAGAGAAGGGGACATAGGCGCTTCCCGCGACCTGAGACTCAAGCTGCGCGGCCGTCGCCCGGGGATCCCCTGCGTCAAAGGTGACGGGTTGTCCCTGCTCGACCACGGTTTGCCGCGACAGCGCGTAGACCGTCGCGACGGACGCAATCGATGTCGCGGTGATCAGGGAACCGGAGCCGGATGTTGTGAGGGCTTCAATCGTTTCCATTGCTGACTTCTCCAGATGCGGCTAACGGCCCCGGCGACGGATGCCGCGGGGATCCACGCCGCCGGAGCGTGGGAAGAGCGAGCCTGCCGCGGACGATGGGTTGTCGGATATAGCTCTGCCGAATGCGTCAAGCCAGTACGGCGCGATCAGCCTGAAGCCATCGTCGTTGGGGTGGATGTCGTTGGCGTAGTACACCCCGCCCTGGGCTCCATCCTGCAAGGCGACGTTCTCGCTCATGCGGGCTACGCCATGAGCCGACGGAATGTCTCCGGCGATCAATCCGGCGTTGAAAAGCTCCCGCTGTGTGTTGCTGGCGGTGCCCGCCGTCTCTCTCGGAAGGATGGTTCCTACGACGGTGCGAAGTCCAGGCGTTGCAAATATGCGGTCAGCGAGAAACTCTTCGAGGTCGAACGTCAGCGTCTCGGCGTCTGTCACCGTGGCGATATACAGGTCGTTGGACCCGATCTCGATGAACAGCACGGCGTTCTCCCACGCCTTGGCTGCGAAGGCGGCGTCGATGTGGGATGCGGCGTCGGAGGAAACGTTGGAGAGCTTGTCACCACCCTTGGAGACATTTATGCCCTCGTAGTCGTTGAGGGCGCTGTTCTCAAAGAGCAACCACGCCGTTCCCTGTCCAAGGGTGGCGAATGAGTTGTTCATCGTCGATGAACCCTCGAACACCGCCAGTGACGTGGGGACTTTGGGGATATACCCAGCGTCGACGGCGATCAGCAGCAGCAAGTCCTCTTCGATCTGGCTGATCTGACGCTGCCAGATGAAGATCCCGTCGACGTCGAACAGGCAGGGGTTGGCCGACGATCCGAACGTTCCGCCCAGGTATTCGCGGGCCGTCGCGGCCGGCCCGGTCGATCGGAGGTTGTTGCGGCGGAAGACGGTTCCGCTCGCACCGCCGGAGATCAGGTTCATCCCCCGGACCGAGGACCACTGCATGTCAGCCGTGGGAGCTCTCGCCACTCCGTCCCAGAGCCGCATGAATCCGCCTCCGCCGGAATCTGCGTACGCCGCGAAGCTGGACCCTGGCACCCAGACATTCGACGAGGACGGTGAAGCGGCGTTGAAGGAACTGAATCCTCCCATCAGGCAGAACGTGAAGCGATTGCTGTGCCAGCGAGTTTCTGACGCCAGCGTCATGTAATCCGCCGTCCCGTCGTCCTCGGAGAAAACGACGACAGTTCGGCCGCTTGCCGAGACGACCGAGTGGGGCCGCAGGTTCACGGTGGCCTGTGATGCGTCGTTTCCGTTGAGCGTCAGATCGCTCCATGCGCTGACGCCGTCTCCTGCCTCGGTCAGGCCGTGAGCGGTCTCGTGGATCGACGCGATCCCATAGGCGAGTGATGTTCCGGCGAAGAGAAGGATGTTCGAGAGCGTGACGGTCCCGACTTCAGTCAGAGTACCTCCGCCTCCGATTCCCGTGGCGGTCTTCGTGGTTTCGAGTCTGGATCTGAACGTGATGCCGCTGGTTTTTACTGAGGAGGCAGAGTCGGCGTAGTCGCTCGCAACGTCGGAGTCGCTGAGGAGAGTATTCCATGTGACCACGTCGTGGATGCGACCGTCGAAGTCTCTGGTTGCGTCTGATGATCGTCCGCCGATTCTCAGTGTGCCGCTGAGGGCGGTCTGCGTCCCGGTTCCGTTGATGCTTCCCGACACGTAACTTGTCTCTTTGACGCCGTTGATGTAGATTGTGACCTTCGTTGCGTCGGTCGCGTATCCAGTCTCCAACTTCGCATGAATGCAATACCATCGCTTTGACTGGATGATGGTGTCGCTCGTGCGTGTCAGTCCGGTTCCAGACATGCTCACGGCGATGCCGATGCGAGGAGAGGAAGTCACAAGGAGGATCTGCAAAGCCAGTCCGAACGCGCCCGCCGACGGCTCGAAGTGGACGAAGTACTGCGGGTTCAGAATGCCGTCGAAGTAGACCCACGCGCGGATCGACAGGTTGGTTCCGGCCGTATGCGCATTTGCTCCGGCGTAGCTGAGGGCCGATGCTGATGCGATGTCCACTGGCATTGTCTACTCCTCGCAGATTTCCACGTAGACGTGATCCGGTACCGCCATGCACCGTCGTCATGTCGAAAGACGTTCGCGTCGGCTCTTCACCGGCGCGAACGCTGGAGAATGAATCAGGATCAGCCCGCCTTGCTGAGCACGCCGTCGAGCTTGCCCAGCCCGCCGGTAATCGCCTGGTTCAGCACGGACGTGCCGTAGCCGAAGAGGGCGTCGAGGATCCGAGATCCGATCGACAGCAGTTCGTCCTGGCGGTTGGCCGCGGCGTACGCCGGGGTGCCGAGGATCGAGAGCTGTCGGGCGCGGAGCGATGTCTCAGCACGCGCGAGCAGCCCGGCGTCGGCCCCGGCAAGCCGGAGACGAAGGACCGCGGCGTGATCCGAGAGGAGCACGCGGACGTGGTTGAGGAACTCCGGGTTGGTGGTGTCGTTCACCAGTCCCTTGAGTGCGCCGGCGACCTGCTTGAGCAGCTCATCGGGAATGGGAGTCTGGCCGTCCATCATCGCGGCCTCGATCTCGGCCGCGGATTGTCCGTTGTTGGTGTTCATGATGCAAACCTCGAAAGTGGTGTGTCAAACGTCCCCCCGCACCCCGTGTTCATCGCCTCGGTCCAGGCCGCGGTGTTCGCTCCCCCTCGCCCCGTCAGGGCGAGCGGCCGGCCGCGTTCGATTCGGGCGGCGCCTCGCCCACCCGCATCACGTAGTCGAGCAGCTCCACGTCGTGAAGACAGAGTTCGAGCACGACTTGGCCGTCAGCCGACTTGAGCGTCGGATCCGCGGTGAGCGACACGAGGTAGAAGCCCCGCACCGAATCGCCGACGCCCGGCGGATCGCCGAACCAGAGCGGCTCCGCGGCGTCCCGATCGCCGGCCGCGACGGCGGCGCTCAGTTCGTTGGCGCGCGTGGTCTCGTCCGTTCTGGCCGGCTCGTCCAGCTTCGAGGCGTACGTCCGGACCTCGCCGGTGATCTTCTCGGCGAGCGGACCGGCCGCGTTGGAGAACGACTGACCGACCGAACACGCGGCCGTCATCGCCGCGAGCACCAGGGCCGGCAGCATCATCATCGACTTCTTCGCTGACTGAAACATGGAAACCTCCAATGGGTGAAAGACCGCTCCGCGACGCGCGGATCAGTTGGATTCCCCCGGTTCTTTGTGTCTGGTGACGGGCCGTTGGTACCTGACGCCGCGGATGTCTTTCACGAGATCACGCAGGCCCGACACCACGTCGTCGAGCGACTTGAGCAGCGGCTCCATCTTGCCCAGGAGCGCGTCGGTGCGGGCGATCTCCGCCCGGCGGGTTTCGTCGAGGAACTCCTTGTTCGACTTGTGCATGTCGCGCTGCGCCCAGACGAGCACGCCGACGATACCCCCTTGGGTGATGACGGAGATCCAGCTAGGCGCGACGCCCGCCGTATCTCCCTGCGCCAGGATGTGAAAAACAACTGCGAGTGCGCCGCTCAAGGGGTATGCACGATCAGCACCGACGCGCGGCGATCAGGAAGCGACCAGGCCGGAGACACAGCCCTTTGATGGTCGAAGCCCGTCATGTTCCGCGTGTGTCTGCTCGCGCGTCTCCATCTGGTCCAGAGGACCTACGTTGCCCACAGTTGATCAATCTGGTACGTACATGCTCCCCCCAAGTCAAGCCCCTTTCTCGTTCCGAGGGAGAAGACTGGAATTCTTCGCTTCTCCCCCGAAGTACATGTAGACCGTGATCGGCGGCAAAGCTGGAAAGCTGTGCCCTATGACCACGACCAAGAGCACGAAACGCCCGAAGCGTCGTCGGTTCTGAAGAACGGAGGTCAGAAATGCGATTGTGCGTTCGAAGCCAGATACCGATTTCATGCCAACTCCTTATGGGTCCAATTTGCTGGGCAATGAGATAGCTCACCTCCATCGATATCGAGTGGGCCATCGCGAGCACATTTCAGGCGAGTATTTTGGGAGTGTTTGAAGGACCAGTTGCCGGGAGCGTGTGCCGTAATGCACTCTCCGGTCTGTGGCCTTCAAAGTCCAAGATCACTGCCCAGATCAAGGGGGATGTGGTTCGTCTGTGTTCCTAATAGCCAAGCCGTGCTTTGTCGCGGAGATCGTGATGCAAAATGAAGTAAATGACGAGCTATTTTCCGAAATCACCCAGATTGGGGGAGATAAATGATGTCGAATGAACAGGCTGACAAGAGGCGTCAGCCGTCCGTATCTTCCTAAAATGTGTGCGATTCGCGCAACGCGCCAAGCAATGTCATTGACATCCCGACCAACGTCACTACGCGACTTCATTAGACCGGGGCCCCCCCGGTAGTACCTTTTCGCCTCGAAACCCCCCGTGATGCGCGTTTGGGTCCCGGCACCCCCCTCGGACGCGGGGGGTGCCCCCTCCGCTGCGCGGTGCGGCGGGGGGACGGCACGCATGTCACGCATCGACCTACCCCCGGTTGCACCGCACCAGAGAGAAGTGAGCTTCTCTTTGGAAGTCGGAAGGCATTGAGAGCGAGGGATACCCCTACGTGTGCCACGCGTGACGGATCGCGTTTTTGTTGTGGTGAGGGGGGATGGGGGGCGGCGTCACGCGTCAGGACGGGAGCTGGGACTCTTCATCAGGCCGGAGGTAGCGCTGGCCGTCGCCGCCCTGCCTTCGGTCCTGCACGGGCTTGGCGTAGTGTGAGGCGCCGCCGCTCGTCGGGACGCCGCTCTTCGGGACGCTGCTTCCCGCCTCCGCCTTCAGAGTGGCCGCGATGCCCGGCACGATCTTCAGCCCGCGAAGAACCCGCTTCCGCTGATCCACCGATTCATCGGCGTCCCGCCGTTGTTCGAGCTTGGTGATTCCGGGCACGAGCGGCCGGAGCTTCCCGAGCAGCCTGTTGTTCGCGACGGGCTTCTTACCCGCCCGTTCGCACCATGCGACGTAGATCTCATAGAATGCCCCGAAGTCGACCTCCGCGGCCTTGTCATACACCGGCAGGTCTCGCTCGGGGGAACAGATGCAGCACTCTTTCAGGAACAGCCTGGCGTTGGACCCGCTGTCCGCCAGTTCCTCGGCGATCGCCTTCCCCAGGTCGTTCATCTCGATCGACGGCCGCTCGGCCGCGAACAACTCGGCGTGCCAGTACAGCGCCCAGACGGCGATGCCGTCGCCTTCGCCCCGGATCTTCTGCTTGATCGTCGGATCCTCCCGGCCGAAGAAAGACACGGTGGTCGGCCAGATGACGAAGCTGCCGGCGAGGGCTCCCGAGTTGTCCTGAAGCTTGTCCGGCTCGTCGTTGGCGAAGATCCAGAATCGGATGTTGATGCGGACGTTCGGCTTCGCGGCCTGGTACAGATCTCGGACGCTCACGCTTCCGTTGCCGCGGATGGTCTTCAAGCGCTCGACCGCCAGGGTGGCGTCCATCATCTGGCCCACGTGGGCGTCGCTCATGATGCCGACATTCCGCCCGACCAGCGGGGCAAGCCCGAAGCGGTCGCCGCCCAGGTCGAAGAACGATGTCATTGCGACGGTGTCGTCGCCGGACATGGCCTTGATGGCCTCTTCCGCACATCCCTTGTATGAACGCTGCGGCCCGAGCATGAGAAATATCTTCTCGATGCGGCGGTCGCTTCCCATCGTGTCGCCGAACATCTTCCCCAGCGTGGCCAGCCGCCGATTCTTCTCTTCGGGTTCGGAGTCACCCACCGCGTCCTGAAGGCCGCTCCACCAGGCGGGGCACAGGCCGTACATGAGCCCGGGCGTAAGCCCCGCTCCACCAGGGCCGCCGTCGAGGGCCTGCTGAAGTTCATGGGCCCGCAGGGCGTACGGGCGGGCCGCCTGCGTGAACAGATCGGCGGTGAGCGGCAGGAGCCGCACCTTGCGTTGCTTGATGAGCGCCTGCCGATCGAGCATGCCGTTGGAGAAGACGATGTAGTCCTGCGGGTCGCCTAGGCCGCCTGACGTGCCCCCGGGGCGATACTTGGCCCGGCCGCGTGACCAGCTCCACGTCTTGACCGAGCGGCCCCAGAAGGGCGTGCCGTCCTCGTCCAGCGACGGCGGAAGCCAGGCCGGCATTTCGTCGATTGACGCGAATGTCTCGCTCGCGAGCGAGGCGATCACGTCCATGACCATTCGCTTGACTGGGTGGAGTTTGACGATCTCCGGCAGCTTCTCCGTCTTCCACTTCTTGACATGGTGGTAGCCGGCAAGCCAGTGCTGCACCATGCCGAAGAGCTGCTGCTCGGTGATCGACCGCCATGCCACATCGTCATACCACCACCACCCGCCGCCCCAATACAGCAGGCGGAACCGGCGAGACCCCGGCGGAGGAGAGCACTCCGTGAGCAGGAACACGCGGGCTCGATCGAGGGGACCCGGCGAGATCACGGGATCAGGGAAGCCGTCATAGAAGCTCACAAGTCCGCCGTACGTCGGCGGACCCCACCCGCCGCCGGACTGCACCGGCTCGCCGCCCCCTCCCCCTTCGATCGCGGGGGCGCTCCGAGGCGTGCCCGGGTCGCTTGACGCGTGACGCTCCCCCTCGCCGCCCTCAACCGCCGCGGGGATGACGGCGCCAGACGGCGTCACGATCGTGGCGGGCTTCCACGTCAAGGAGCGATCGCGGGCCGCCTTCAGATCCGTTTCGGGCCCCTGCACGGCCCGCTCAAAGGCCGCGACGATGGCGGCCTTGCCTCCCTCATGCAGGATGATGTCATTCCAGTCGACGCCCTTCATCGGGTCGCCGTTCTCATCCAGACGCGGGCGGTGCTCTCCCTTGCGGAAGCCGAGTTCGCCGCGGCCGCCGCACGAATAGCAGGGCCTGTTCTGCGCGCCCTTGCCCGACCCCTTGCAATGACGGCACTCTCTCAGTTCGCCGGCTCCGGCGACTTCGACCAGCCCGCCGGGCAACTCCGGCGCCAGTGAGCAAATGCGGACCGTCGCGCGGCGGTGCAGTTCGCCCAGTCGCTCGTATGCGTCCAGCGCGGCCTTCTGGCCGGCTCGGCCGCCGTCCAGGTCCTCGGCGATCACCAGCGTGTGAATCCACCAGCCCTCCTGCTTGAGGAAGCCGTCTTTGTCGAACGGGTTGAACAGGTCTTCGGGGATGATGACGGATGCGAGGCCCTGCGTGTCCTCGCACGCCCACGCGGCCCACATCGTCGCCGCCATCACCGACGCCATCGTTTCGATACCCTCGCCAAGAGCGAGGATGCCCAGGGGAAACGGCCCGAAGGTTTTCCAGTGTGGCCAGGGCGTGCCGTCCTCGAGCACGGGGCACGTCTCGGGGTAGAGCCGGATGGCGTGCCCGTTCTTCGGGCCGCGGTGCTTTCGGGCTTCGCCCCATTCCTTCGTCACCGGCCGCTTGATCGGGTGTTCGGGGTCGAGAAACGTGCGGTGTACGTGCGTCACCTCGTGCGGCTGATCGAAGGGGGACACGGCCCGACCGATCATCGCCGGCCAGTAGCCCTCCGCATTGAGTTCAGCGCTCCAGTCGCGGCAGCGGGGGGAGAAGAGGAGCGAATCGGGAGCCCTGCCCGCGGGGAGGTCCTCGATCATGATGCCCCGACGGCGGAGATAAGCGATCACGCGCGGGTGATTCGCACCGCCGCCCTTTTCCAGCGCGGAGCGGAATATCGCGGCCGCCGCCCGTTTGCCGAGCACGTCCTTGTCACGCCTCGGGTCGGGATTACTTGATGA